TTCCAGAACGATGTCGTTCGCGCTGGTGCCTTTCCATTTAGAAGTTACATCGACTTTTGTGGTGCCGTCGACCGCGATAATCGGCATTTCAAGCACGGCATTAATTGCCGCGGTCATAGCCGTTACGATTGTCGCCACGCTGTCGCCCGCGCTAATTACGAACTCTTCCGAATCAATATTGTTAACGCGAACAATGTACGAAGCTGCGACAGTCTGCGCGCCACCGGGGGTAATATCGCCCGTAGACACAACACCCGAGCCGTCATCGACAAGTGGGTAAACAGTTACGGGGAGCGTGCCCACACCGTCGCCGTTATTCGGAAACAGTTGCAAGGCTGCGAGGTGTAGCGGTGAACCGAAACCGTAAAGCGTCGCGATTTCTAGCGCGCTAGTTACTTGGCGTTTCGTTGTTGCATAGACCGACGCGGAGCTACCCTGGCCGACGACTGCGATACGCTGCGGCAAGAACAGAATGCCGCCGGCGCGTAAGTCCTTAAATATGGTTTTTATGCCCACCACGCGGGCTACTGCACTGGCGTCTACTGCACTTGATACGGCCACTTTGTTTACTCCTTTAGATTGGATAAACGTAATCGGCTTCGAGAACGATTTCGCCGTTCTCCGCCCGTTTTACGTCGACTGATAACAGTTCGAGTGTTTCGGCCACGACTTGCGGGCTAAACTCGTTAAAGCTTACCGCCAAAGCAATACGCGCCGCAACTATTTGCTGCACGACTTGCGCATTCTGGTCCGGCTGAAATATCGTTATGCTCTGAATAAAACGGCCCCACACGGTGCCTTGTAAAACTAAGTAAAGATTCTCGGCGGCCATGATTATGTTACGCACCAGGCGAACCGCGCGATGCGCTTCGAATGCAGCCTCTTTGTCGCCGGGATTATGTCCGCCGGCTACGTTGTCCGAGCTTTTGCCGTACCCGTAACAGTCCAGGTTAAACACCGCGTCGCCTTTTTGGCGTTCTATCGAGTTGCTTGCTTTCTTGTCGAACGTCTCCGTGTCCCACCAAACATTGACAAGGGGGCTGCGGTCTGCCGGGTCGTTTTGGAACTGGTCCCACGGGTTTGAGCGCTCCGTGAATATTCGCAATTTGAAGTCGTTCGGGTCTTTTGAAGCCGCGGAGGCTAACGCCATTTGGTTCGCAACTTCAAGCGTTAAAATAGCGGCGATTTGATCGCGCACTATTTCGACGGTGTCCTGTTTGTCTATCAGTGTTAGCGCCATTACTCGTAAAGCTCCAACATGCATACAACTATGCCGAGGGCTCGGTCAGGATCGGCCGCCTCGACTTTAAATTTATAGGGATTTCCGTTTATATCGTCAAATTCCACGATCCACGGTTTCGATGCTGAGTCGGAAACCCCCGTAGGTAACCCCAAGCCCGCAGCAATAAGCGAAGAAATTCGCAAGGTTGCGGAGGCTAGGCGACCGCTTACGGCTTGTCCCGTGTCGGGGTCGATCAACTGCGAAATATCGACGGAAAAACCCGTAAGAGGTACCGACGTTCCCGCCGGGTTGGTTACTGTTATAGGGAAGCCGAAACCCGTGGTGCTATCCTCTAAGATAGCCCCCAGGTCCGCTTCTGCTATTTGGCGAAGGCCCACCGGTTACGCTTTTACGACGTGGCCGGATTTGACCAATTCGGCGAGGCGTTCTTCCCCGCCTGGGAAGTCTCCGGCGGTAACTTCTTCGCCTTCCGCGATCATGCCGCGCTTACACGTCAGGGCTTTACCTTCGGCTATTGAGAACGGCGCGGCGGGTGCTGGTTCTGGCTCGCGCTCCTCTGGCGGGTACTCCGGTGGGGTATCGCCGCCAGTATCTGTACCCTGCTCGCTCATTTCTGCGAGCGAAGCGGCTCTCTGTTCCTCGGTTACTTCGCCTGCTTCGGCGTTCTTCGCGGCTGCGGCTGCCAGCATCTTGTCGGCGAGCGTACCGGCCGCTGGCGCGTCGGGGCGGGCGTTAAGGTCGCGCAAAATGGCCGTTAATTCGGCGTTGCGCTTGTCTTCGGTTTCGGGGCGGTCGACGCCTTTACGCGTGGCGGCCTCTTCGATTTGTTTGATTAGCTTGGCATTGCTAGCCATTGGAATTTCTCCCTATTTTCATTTAGGAAATACCGCCCCGGTTAAGAGGCGGTATTACTTACTTGCTTCGTATCGTATCGTATTACAGGCCCGTATCTAAACAGCCGTAAGTATCGATAGCGGTCGGGATCATCAAAGGACGCGCACCGATACCGCCGAACAGTTGCTCGCCATCAGCGGACAACCAGGCGTTAGTGAACAAGTCCATACCGCCCGCGACGTTGCTAATACGGCCAGGAAGTTCCGGTAGTAATTGCGTAGCCTGTCCGCCAACCAGTGCGCCGATATTCGGAATGGCTCCGAACGTGGCATCCAGTCGGCCCGAGCTCGCCCGTACAACCACTTTGCCTGGGTCGATAAACTGAGTTTTAACGCCAGTTTGTGGGTCCTTAAAGCGACCGCCGTACGTCCAAATGTCGTAGCGATAATTACCGATTTCCACAACACCGCGGAAGCTGCCCCCGTTGCCGCGCATTTCCATCGGCGAGATAGTGCCGAGGTCGATGCGGCGGTTGTCGAACCGCTTCTGGATGTCGTCGTCTGCGATAAACGCTTCGAAAGCATCCACGCCCATGATTAGCTGGTCAGGGTCAGCCAGGCCGTCATTGCGGACAACTTCCGCAAGTGCGCTAATGTCCGCCGCGATAGTCGCGCCCACTTGGCCCCAGGTAGTGCCGGAGGTCGGGAAGTGCGTCGCTTTCGGCTTGTAATCAAGCGTATACAAGGCGACGCCGCCACTGTCGGACAGTGTAACGACACCGGTCTGCAAAACCTGCGAGGCTTGCAGCTCAACAGAGCGGCGAATTTTGCGCTCGACTTTCGTCATGCCGTTAAACATACGCAGCACAACATTCGCACGGAAATCCGGAGACTGGAACGGGTCCTGGCCGGGCATACGTTTGATAAGGTCAAACGAGTTAAGGGGGATGGCTTCTTTATAAATCGGCGGTTTAAAACCTTTATTAGTAAAAAGGTCCTCCGAGTTCATGCGGTAGCCGGTGCTTAAATCCTGCACCACGATGGAAATGTCCTCGTCACTCCGGACGATGTCGATTTCGACTTCTTCCGAGGTGTGGAAGTTCTCCGGCGGGCTCTGAAACAGGCCCGACAGGAACATCGTAGGTTGCGCCATTTGCTGGTAGGCGCGAATCATGCGCGTAGTAGTGTTGCCGCTCATATTAAGCGCTCCTATTGATTGTCAAGAATGTTTAATTCTTGAACGTCGATTGAAATAAGGCTGAAATCGCGCAACAAGTCGAGAATCGCGTCGGTTACGTTTGAGTTGTCGCCGTCGGCGTCGATGATAAGGCGTTCCGCACGAACCGAACCGGATACCATGGAACGGATAGCTTCATCGCCCGCGCCGGTTGCTGTTACGTCAAACGTAAGAACCGTTTTAGGGAACTGCGCACCACCGTCGCCGGCTACCACATAAGGGACCAGCTTGCCATCTGCGGCAACTGTCAACGTGAAGAAATCCGCCGCAGCGAAGTCGGTCGCGCCGTCCGTTACGGTGAAAACTAGGCCCGCAACTTCGAGGATTGTCGAAGCGCCTGCGCCGACTGTGATAGCCAGGTCAGTTGCTACAATTGCGCCGTTCGGGTCTACCAGGTTGAAGATACCGCCGTTGGCTACCGCTGTCGTTACCGTTAGCAAGTAAACGCCTACCAGGGGAACCACGGGACCCGCTGCGACTGTCGAAAGAGTAACCGTACCGTTGCCCGTGTTACCGCCGTCGGCCGCTGCGACCACCGCGTTAGCGACTGCGCGGCGTGCCAAGATAGTACCTTCGACAACAGTGCCCGCACCGCCGAACGTCAAGAGATCGTCGCGGAATTCGCCGTCCTGTAGGATAACGCTACCGATGTCAACGTTTGTGATCGTTAAATTCGCCATTACGCTATAACTCCTTCGATACCTAGACGCGCTTCAACAATACCCGCAACCTTGTCGGCGTCGGTTTCTGTTGTCGCCGGTGCTGCGTTGCTATTCGCTGCGCTAGCCTCGTCGCTGTCTATTTGATGGGCGGAAACGTCGCTGCGGTTCATGCCCGCCGCCAGGTATTTCGCTTGCAAGGAAGCGGTCATACCGTCGCCGGCTGAAATTGCCGCCGTAGCCGTTGCCATGTCGCCGGAGGCTTCGCCCATCGTTAAATGCGCTTGCACTCTGTCGCGTTCGTTATCGGTGCCCACCTTTACCGCCGCCGCATATACGTCGGGGTTCTGGGCTTGTAATTCATGTAGGTTCATGTCGCCATGCTCCGATTGGTTCCCGCCTTCGCGGGCGGTGGTTGAGTCGGCCGATTTAACGACACGAAGCTCCGGCGTTGCCGCCTTTGCTACTGTGTCAATCATGCCCCGTTTTAACGCTGCATCGGCCAAGAGCATACCACCCTGGCCAAAGTTCTCGTTAACTTTTTCTACCGTAGTGTTGCGCCCTTCGGCGATAGCTTCGGCGAATATTTCGTGCAATGCGTCTAATTCTTCACGAACTATCGCCTTGCCTTCTTCTGTTGTTACGTCCGGCACTTTGTTCGGTGCTTCCGTGCTGGCGATTTCGACTTCGTCCTCGTCTACAAAAAAGAGGGCCTTAACGCCTACGCTACCGAAACGGGCGGCGCGGCTTGTTGCTTCGATTGTATCCGCCTGTGACACTAGCGCGAAAGCTGCCGAAGCGGCCAGGTTGCCCACTACCGCGTGGACAGGCTTCGTTGCGTTCTTCACGGCGTCCAAAGCTTCGAACATCCCGCTAAACTCACCGCCAGGGCTGTCTACTTCAAGCCTAATGCTTGTGATATTTGCGTCCGCTTCGGCGGCTGCGATTGCGCCAATAATTTCGGCGTAGGTTACATTTCCGCCGCCAAATATGGACGCTAAAAAGTCCGGCGCCTGTGTAATAACACCCTTAACTTGTATAATCGCAATTTCGCCGCCCGTAGTCAATATCCCCGAACTATCCGAGGCTGATTCTGAGAAATGCGAAGCACTAAAAGCGGCCTGTTGCTCCGCGTTAGGGACTAGGCCGGTACGCTTGGCCGTTGCGATTGCTTGGTATATTGAAGCTTCTAATAACCAGAAAAGCATGTCGTTAGTTTCCTATAAATTTGTTTTCGACCAACATAAAGTCGAGGCCAAAAAATCCGACCGTGTTGTTCGCGTCGGATGTGCCTAAGATTTTTAAAATTGTCTTTTCAGGGAACACCGCAATATTTTGGCCGAACACATTCGCTGTCGCCACCGGTATCGGGAAAGTATACTGCGCTAACGCCGGAGTGACGGCGTATTGGACCGTATGCAATTCCGGCTGCCCGAAAGGTTGGATCGCTGTTACGATGTTCATAATTTTGTTAGGGCTATCGGTACCGCCGCGTTGTGCTACGTTTACCCCGGACAGGCCGGCAGGGATCATAAACTCGCCGGTGCGGGTTACGTTATTGCCCTGGAGTATCTTGCCCTGAATCGCGTCCGCGTCGTTCGGCACTCCAGCCGTTAGCGCGCTAGTTAAAGCGATATAGACATCGCCGTCGGGCGTGCTTGTCTGTATCTGCGCACTCTGTACCCACGTGACAAGATTGCTACCGCCGGCGAGGTTTACGGCTTGGACTTGGTTTTGGCCGTTGAGCGTAGCCCCCAGTATTATGCGGTTAAAATTTTCGTCGAGGGCCACGACAACGCCGAAGGGGCCAGCTACATCGCCCGCGTCGGAACTTGATAAGAATACGTTAGCCGGTGCGGGGATTGGCGTACGGAAGCCGCCCTGATCCCACAACATCGCCTGGACCCCAATACTTAGGTTCGTATTGATACCGATTAAAAAGTCTTGTGAGAACCCAGGCACGCGACCCATAGCGACTTCCATAGCAAAATCCGGAGTTGCAGGTAAGGCGGGGCCGTATAACTTAGACATATTTCGCGTTCTCTAGTCGGTGCATATTACGGATATAGTACACGTTTGGCCGCCCGTAGCAAGTGGCGGCGCTAGTTTCTCATTCCAGCGTCGGCCACGGCTTCCGCCACATTGTCGACGATACTGTCCACGGCGCCCTGCAGCTCCGCGGTTATGCCCGCGTTCGTTCCGGCCATACGTTCTTTCATTGCGATAATCGGTTCCATTGCTTTGACTAGTTGCTCGTTCTCGCGTTTTAGCCGCTGCACGTTTTTGCTGAATTTCGTACCAGTGTTGAGGCGGGACTCGCGGGCGTTAGTCGACCAGCCGTTCTCCGTCAGCAACTTGCTACCTTTCGCCTGTTTGAGCGTATCGGTTGAAGGCTTAATAGACCCGTACCACTCTGCGTTTATCCACGCAGCGAAAATGTCCTGCTTGCGGGGGTCGCGCCAGGCTTCCAATAGTCCCGGGGCGCTGATCTTGCCCGTTAATACTTCACTAATTAGCCAGTCGACTTCAATTGGTGCGCAAAAATTCTCGCCCCACTCACTCCAGACTTTGTTCAAATAAATTTTAAATTCGTTAATTGCTGCCTGGCTGGCGCTGTAGTTATTCGAAAAAGATAAGCGCAGGATTTCGGGGGGTATCTCATTCGCCCAGGCTACGGCCTGTATGATTGCTTCCTCGAACGCACCGAAGTCGCTGTCTGTTCCCTGGCCACCGTAGAATACAGGCTCTTCGCCTGTTTGTAGCTCTTCGAGTGCTAGACCCGGAATCTGCGTGGCAATGTTGAACGTTCGCGGCGTCCCGTCGGCGTCTGCTACGGCTGCCTGGTCGCGGCGTACTGCCCCGCCCGTAATCGGGAGCGTGCTGGGCTTGTCCTGCGTTTTCTTGATCGCCATAGCGACGATAGAATTAACGACGGCTTTCCGCTGTGTGGAATCCCGGTACCGGTCGATTTCTTTAAGGCTTTGCAGCACCAGCGAAAGCAACGGCTGGCCGCGTACGTCGTCGAGACGCTTATCGGTGCCGTAAACTAGCCAGGATAAGCGACGACCAGAGCGGGCGCCGAAAGCGGGTAATCGCTTACTGGTGCCGTCTTCTTGTCTGATCCAATGGGCGACGACGCGGCCGACTGTGTCAAGCTCGACGCCGTGTTGTATCTTGTGGCCGGTTGTTAGTTGCTGGCTGTCACTAAAGAGCGGCGTTTGTACTTTATCGCCGCTCACTAGCTGCACCATAGGAAGCCGGGTGCGTTGCGACTGTCGTAACACGACGAGGACGTCGCCGCTTACGAGCGCTTCAGTCCGTGCCTTGCGTTGTAACTCGCCGAACGTGCTTGCGTGCTTCCAGTCGCATTGGCGCGGGCTTCTGCCCCACAAGTGGAACCGGTTCTCGACGTCTTCGGTCCATTCGGCCAGGCTCTCCTCTTCGACGCCTATAATCTTCTCGTCGGGGAATGCTTCGGGAGTCAATCCCGTGTTGATTTCGTTGGTAACTAGCCGGCGAACTAGGCCGCGGGCGTACAGGTTTTCCGTGAATAGCTGCGCGGACCTTTGGCGCAAAGTCCAATAGTCTACGTGTTGTATCTGAGTCGTACCGAAGCCGCCGAAGAACTTGCCGCCGTCGAATATGGACGCTTCCCACGGGTCGGCCGAAGTTTGGCCCGCATACGCATACGGCTTCATGTTGTCGACCGCCGTAACGTCCGGACCGTCGGCAACCAGCGCGATACCGGCTTCGCGGGCTTTGGCTTCTAGGTCTAGCTTGTAACTGTTCACGTTACCACCCCGGCTTCGCTAAAGTTGTGCCGCCTTTGAGGCGTGCCTGTAGGGTCGCGCAACGGTTATAAAGCGAGTTGATTGTCTTTTGAATGTTGTCCAGGTCCAGGCGCGTCACTTGTTGTGTAGACTGTCCCGTGTTGAGCGTGTACGACTGAACGCCCCCGGTAGCCAACGCCAGCGCGGCGTCTTCGTAGGCGATAATCTGCGCTTTGGTCGCAGTAATCCGGCCAGCTATAAAAGTTCGGTCCATTGTGTTTACTCGATATAATAAAGCGCGTCGCTCTGAATATAATCCCAAAAGCGCGCCCAGTCTATAGTTTCCAATTCAAAATGCTGTATACAAATCGACCAGGCGAGGATTTCGACGGCCGCATGGCCATAGCCTAACAAATCCCACAACTCGTTCCGCGCGTTGCCTGGGCGGTGCCAGTAATACGAAACGTTACCGTTTTCGTCGCGTTTCTCGCGGCGTTGCTCGACTGTGAGTTCTTTAAGCTGGGCGTCTGTTATGTCGGTCGGTGCATTGAAGTGGTACGGCTTCTGTGTGCCTGCATCTTCGGTCCATTCGCGGCGGAGTATTGGCCCCAGGCGGTCTTTGTAATGGTCGACTAGAATACGGTAGCCCACGGTCCCCGTTTGGGTCGTAAATTCTGCGAATTCTTTAATTGTCTGGTTCTTACTGGGACGGTCGCGCCCCAAAATGGGGAACACCCCCGAAGCGTAATCGCCACAAAACCGACTAACGGTGTCGTTAGCGTAGCCCGCATCAACCAGCGTTAGCGCTATCTGATACAACTTTCCGTCGTCCGCGGTGTAGGTTGTTTCTTCGATCAGTTCGCGCAGTCGGCCCCACACAGGGGACGTCAGTTCGCTACAATCGTCTTCGTTGCTCGACACTTCAAAACGCCAATAATCGATAATGTAACAACGGAAGTCGCGCGTCCAGCCCATTACCGTGACGGCCAAGTTCTTTTTATGCACGTCGACTTGACAAGTTAAGAAAAGTATGTGCGACCCCGCGAACTGTACGGCGTGCTTGTTGGGTATTTCCCCCAGGCGGTACGTTTGCCGACGGTGCGCAGACACCGCAGAAAAGCGAACCTTGCTACCGGTGATTTCGAACGGTTCGCCCAGGTTGTTGTTATAGAATTCTTGCAGTAGCGCGACGTCCCGCACTCGGTTCTGTTCGACGTCCCAGGCTTCGAGCCAATCGGTTACGACAGCCTCCCAGGGGAACATCCCAACAGGCGAGTAGAGCGCGTTGATGTGGTAGCTACGGTGGTCCGGGCTGCGGGCCGTGGCTGTCGCTCGCCACTCGCCGCGCGGAAGCATCCAGGACTTGTCGCTGTTTCGGTGTTCATGCTTGCAATGCTTGCAGACGTAGCGAACTGACTCGGGAACCAGCGCGCCCTCGTCCGTTAGGTCCCAGTCAAGGCCATACTTGCCGCGGTCGTTCTTACCCTGGAACTCGAGGACTTGCTTCACTCCGCAGTTTTTACACGGCACGAAGAAACGGCGCTGGTCGCCACGTAGGAAGCCGCGGTGAATCCGGCTTTTGTTTTTGATTAACGGCGTAGAAATCCGGGCAATTTTCCGGCTTTCGTGGTACGCCTTCGTACGGGCTTCCGCTAGTTTCTGCGGGTCGCCATCTTTGCCGACCGAATCGGGGAAGGCATCGCACTCGTCTTCGAGGAGGTACTGCATAGAAATCGACCGAAGCTTGTCGGCGTTTCGTGCGCCGAACGGCACCAGGAAGCCGCCGCCGACCCATTCGATTTTCTTGTTTGTCTTGCCTGTCTTGCGGCTGTTCCCCTCGTCGGCGGAGCGGATTAAATTAGTTAAACCGGAGTGCTGGAACATTGGAACGATATACGATTCCACCCGCAGGGAGGCCAACTCGGCGTCGGCGGTGAGCAACATAACCGGCGCGGTTTTTACGTGGTCGACCACGTAGCCGATTGCGTTTTCCAAAATGCCAACCGTTGCGCCGACCTGGGCGCCTTTCATAAAATCAAACTCGCGGACAGGCGAATCGATTGACAGGCAGTCGGCTATCTCGCGCAGGAACGGCGCCACGTCGTACGAGTAGAATCCAGGCATTGAGGTAACTTGCGGGGGTAGGTAGCGCTTCTCTTCGGCCCATTCCGTTACGGTTACGGTTATCTTTTCGTCCGTTAGGCCCTGCACTTGTCGGGCCAACCACTCGGCGTCGTCGTTAAGCAGTTCGTGGTTGTCTTCGTAGTCGGGCAGCACGTCAAGCATTGCTTAGCAACCCTGTCTTTTCGATGGACGTTTTAACGTTTTTGAGTACGCGGCTATTCGCTTCGCGGATCATTTGCTGGACGTCCTTCGTGGTGCCTGGGCCGCCAGACTCGACGCGAGCAACGACTAGCTTCGACAGCGTGTCGGGCACGTCGGACACTAGGCGCGAGAACGCCACGTCGATCAACGGGAAAATTTGACCGCTGACGGCGTCGCGTTCGATAAGCTCGCCGCGTTGTAGCTGTACCCGCATCTCGCGAAACTTGTACTCGGCAATATTTTTAAGGGATTCGACGAAACGCTTAAAGCCGTCGATGGACCCATAACGGATCATTACTTCTCGAACAGTCAAATTTTCCAGGTCCTCAATTTCGTGGGAGCCTATGCGTGTCTGGATCGTGGCGGGCGGTGCGTTGTTGCGTGTTCTAGGGCTGACCTTGGGCTTAGCTGTCTGCGCGTTTTTAACTGCCTGCGGCGTGGGTATGGCACCGACCCCCGGAAGCTCGTACACGTTGTGGGTGGCTAGCCATTCCCTGACGAGGCCGTGCTCGGCGTCGATTTTGCCGGCGTCGGTCATGGCGTCGGCCAGGACGGTTTGGCTTAGCTTCCCCACGCGTTGCCGGGAAACTCCCGCGATTCGGGCCAGTTCTGATTTTGTTACGTGTCTGCTCATGCCGCCAGTGTAGCGCCAGTGTCAACACCTGTAAACACCCAGATTTTGCGAGAGGGGCGCGCGGTCGAATCAAAAC